TTGTCGTCAGGTAACCGGTGGTAAAGGACGATGGCATGGCCACAGGGCCAGACAGTGGCACCATGCAAAACGAGCCATCATCAAACGGTTGCGGGTCATATTGTGCTCTCCATTGTTGAGTCCCAATGATCACCAGATCTTTGATCTTCAGCGACCCAAAAAGATCTGTCCTTACGGTCAACATTCCAGGAACCGTTACCTGTTGATCATCAAGGACAAGCTGTGAATCAATATCGAGATACCCTTTACCGGAGACACCATTGGCCGTCACTGAAACAGCGTCCAGATCGAAATAAGCGTCAAGGTCTTCGATAAAGGGCATCGTTGGAGCCTCAGAGATACTTCTGAGAACCGATGGCGATCACACTCGCGGCACCGGTGCCGGTGCCACCAGAAACCGTGAACCGCACACGGACATAGCGCTTGAGGCCGTCGGTGTTGAGTGTGATCACACTGAACCCGGCGGTGTTGGCCGCCGCAGCCGTGAACGCGCCCCCTGTGACATTGACGAAGTCGCCGGAGGTGGTGGTATCTGAATGCTGAATCGCAGCCGTCAGGGTGACGCCAGAACCAGCGGCGGCATGATCCAACACAAACACCATGTCGCCCTCATAGGGCTGCAGGTCCAGGTTGGCCACACTGCCGCTGGCCGTGGCAGACACCACGGCGACGGCATGGAGCTGAGAGGTGGTCGTCTTCGACCCAAGATTGTGGATGGTCATTTGGAAGCACCGCTAGGTGGTTTGGTTGGGGTGGATGCCAGTAATCCCTCCATCACCACCGGAGGGACAGCCCCTGGCTGAAATGCCAGGCCGAGGCCGATCAGTTGAGAAGCGTGAGCATCTCCAATCTCGATAGGAGTAGGAGATGCAGTGAATGGTTGTCCACCGATCCAGGAATCAGTTGCAAGAATGATTTTCGTAGCCATGATGATCAAGAAATGCGAGAGAAAGAAGTTGGACGACGGCACACCCAGTCAACATGCTGAGTCATGTTGAAAACAACATTGCCAGCGGCCAACTCGGTCAAGTTATCAACAACAACGTCGAGGCCGCCCCATGTCAACAAAACGAGATCAGGCGCGACGCCGTAAAACACGTCGTTAGTCAGAACCTGGTTTGTCATGCGCACCCGATACTCTCCGATGCGCCCTTGATTGTCGATAATGTAATCGGAGCCGGCACTTGCGGCTCTCAAGGTCTCCTCACAACCGCTTTTGGTTACGCCATTCATCCAGTAAACAGCGTTTGCAACGTCAACGTTGCCGGCGTAGGTTGACGCCCTCATTCGGGTGAAATTGCTATAGCTGCCGGTGTTGTGTGTGCCACCGCCAAGACTTGCAGGATACAAGGCGTCAACACCGCCAGACATGGAGATCCCGGAGCCGCCAATCCCTGTAACATTCGCCAGTCCGAGCGGTTGGTAGCTGGAACCGGTGCCATAAAACCCAGCGGCGTCGTATCCAAGCGCCAACTGCAAATTCATGTCATTTCGAGTCAAAGCGTCAAGATCAGGATTAGCCTGAAGTAATGACAGCTTGCTGACACCAACACGCACACCAATACGCTTTGGGGTAGAGGTGATTGATCCAAAGGTTTGCGTCGATTTCGGAAGCGTGTCCGTCTCCCCAACCCAGTAATGTTGAGAAGAGCCAGTACGACGCGGGATCTCAACGTTTTGAGTTAGGCCGGTGATCATGGTGACCCCAGCGCCCAACAAGGCCGATTGATTGCGGAGCAGATCAATAAAAGATGCACTCAGCAATTCAGTTCCAACCAGCGCACCGCCTTGGTTGAAGGTGCCCACGGTTTGATCGCGTCTGGCGTAGCCAGGAGCCTTCATCCAGTCGTATGGGATCATTTCGCCACGGGTGGCAAGCGTGGATTTCGCTGACGCCGCTGCGCTGCATTCCAGCTCAAAACCTGCCTCATCCCTCCACTGACGACTATTGGGCTCGGCCAGATAGCGCAAGAGTTTGATGGGATCATAACGGGCTAGATCTCCTTTCCCCATCCCGATGTCCGCTTGCGTTTCCATGTGAACGCCACCGGGTTGAAACTCCCGAGAGGAGCAACCCAGTTTCTCCAGCACGATGGCCTGAGCCTCCTCAAGGGAGCGACCGTTGCTAATGAGTTCATCAGCCAGGGTCTCGGGCATGTTGTGCGTTTTGCACATCTTGGAGATGCTGGTGACGCGCTGGCGCTCAGCAGTGGCGGCAGAGGCAACGGCGGAACGCACCGCCTCCTCAGCATTCGGGGGAGTCTCGACAGTCATGATCGTTGGAGATGTTGGGGGTAGTTTGACATCAAGTGTAGCCTCTGCGGCCCTGGAGCCAACAGCAGCCACAGGCGGGGCCTCGGGCTGCTGTTCAGCGACAGGGGGCGCTTGTGGGATCTGGTGGGCACGGAGGCCCACTGTGGGGTCTGCGGGGATCGAAACCAGCGACACTTCCAGCGGCGTCCAGCGGGTCACCAAGACACCACCTTCTCCCATGTCTACCGCTTCGTTGATCTCATAAAGAAAGCTCACATTGCGCAAAATTCCATCTTCCACATCCTGCCTTTTCTCTTGCGCTTGTGGATTCTTTGACCATCTGACTTTAGTCTTTCCACGTCGATCCCCAACCGTTGCAGACTCAACAACGCCGAGAACGACATCGGGGTTGTGGTTCCACAGAAAAGACCCGCCACTGTTCAGGCGGTCAAAGTTGGCCGCGCCATCGGCATGGCTCAAAACTTCACGACCGAACCAGCGTTCGACAGGATATTCGCTAGAAAAATCGAACACCATGCGATCATCTTCAATCTTTGGAGATTGAGACACTGTGAATTGGCGTTTCTGAACCAATCCATCCTTAAATCGTGAGCGAAGTTCAACATCGCTCATCACATGCGGCGCTGGTGAGACTGGCGCCAGCTTGGCTTGTGGGATGATCCAGAACTTACAGAGTGCTCCAGCCTTGATCTCACCTTCAACGATCTCACAGGCTGCTGGGCCTTCAAAAAAGGCGCAATTCTCGCACTTCATCCCCTTGTCGGCGAAGGGACTTTCGGGCATGTAATGCGCCTTCTCCTGTGAAAATTCGCCCAATTCTTCCGCAATATCTTCGAGCGCTTCATACAACAAAGCGTCTGAGGCTGACATATCAGGCGTCAACCCACGATCGCCTGTCGCCTCCTCAAATTCTATTGCATCATAATTGTTATCCTCAAGCCACTTTTTTGCTTGCGCTGGTGTGTGCTGCTTGGCATCGAATCGCACGGCCTGAAGCTCACTGACTCCATCCTTGATCCCATAGATGAAGTCCACACCCGGCCCGCCCGCGTCATTCTCGCGGCGGAACTCATCGAACTGGCCGGGCTCCTTCAACCTGGCCGCGTGCTCGTTCGGGTAGGGGCGGCCCTGCACTTCAGCCATGGGAATTGTTCTCTCAGATTGTGCCTTGATTGTATCCGCCTTGGCAGTAGACCACCGCTGGCCCGGATCGCCACCCCATGCCGCCCAGGCCACGCGACCGGGGGAGGGATAGCCCTCCTCTCCCGGCCTGAAGCCCTCGGCCTGCTTGTCCACCTCATGGCGTGCGAACCATGCCGCCATGGTGATCACCGTCTGCTCAGAGAGAGGATCCCCGGAGAGGATCTGAGTCGCCCGCCTGGCAGCGACGGCGGTCCCTCCCCGGCGCCCCTCGGCCTTCCATGCCCGGTAGCGCTGCGCTTCCTCGCGCATCCCGTCGGTGGGTATCAGGTCTGGCATCACAAGAACGGACATGGGGGAAGGATTCGGCCACCATGCGGGATCGGCTTGACTGGGCCCTGCCCCTTCGGCTCGATCGCTGGCTTCGTCGTCTGGGGACCGTCGCCACTGCCTCCGCGAATCACGGAGGATTCCGTGAGCCTAATAAATTTGAGTGGACGAGGTGTTGTGGGACTATTTTTATTTTCATGGTTAGTAGAACGCCTCCAATCTTCCACCTCACATGGAGTCAACAACCAATCCAGAAAAGAGGAGAATCCACTAAGAACAAAAACCTTGAATCTAAGGTTTCCCTTTTTGGTTTCTTCAATCATTGCCCTAAATCCTCCTGTGGTGGTGTGTCTGCCGGCCTTGGCCGCCGTGGTGGTGGCGTGTAGCCGTAGCGCTCTTCTAGCTTACGCTCGCGCTCCTTATTTTTCAACACCTGATCATAACTTGTTCCACGCATTGCGCATATCTCCATCTTGGAAACAATCCCCATCTCCTCCAGCAACTGCAACGCCTCCGCTTCCTTCTTTGGATCGATCCATGCCCACCCACGCGTCTGCCATGACGCAGCATCAAAATATCGCTCAGGCCGATCATAAAAATCAGGCAGCCGCACAGCACCCGCAAGCACCGCCAACGGCAACCACTTCTCAAACACTCGCTGGTTCAGTGTTTCCATCTGAATCGCCTGCAAAACTGACCACGCATCCTGGTCTTGCAAGTATTCTTGCCGCTGCTGGCTATAGCTTGACTCTGTCGCATCACGCGTCACGCTTGCATAATTCACACCCGAACCCGCCGCGAAACGCTTACCCTTCTGCTTGACGAACATCTCATACTGATTGTCCGGCGCTTTAATATCTGGAACGACAATGCTTTCGCCGCTTCCTAGATACTTGATCACACCCGGCTGAAACTCTGACAGCCTCTGGCCATCCTCCACGGAATCACCACGGAGCTGGCCGTCTGGTGTCTGAATGAACCCCATCAATGCCGCTGCGGCCCGCGCCCGCACTGTCACAGCCGTCTCATATCCCTCCATCTGGTTCAATTCACTCATCACGCACGCGACAAGCGGCACACCACGACTTTGGATTCGATCGCCAAAGAATCCATGAATGATGTCATCAGCCGGGATGATCTCATGTCGCCGCCGCTTATAGCTTGTGCCGTTCGGCAGATAATCACCCGGATGTGTGGTCCAGATTGCATAATTTATAGGACGCCCCCATTTGTCAAACTCAATCCCTAGCCGCCAAAATCCACCATCTGTAGAAGGTGCCCCCGCGTAA